GCCTTAATCTGCTTGGTCTGAGCCATCGAACGAGCCAGCGAACGGGTATAACGAGCTGCTAAGCGGTCATAGAGGTTGTCCTCTACTGCCTCTTCGGTCAGCGCGAATGCCAGAGCAACGGTCTCGTGTGTGTAACGAGCTGCATAGACTTCCTGCGCGTTGTCATAAGCGACGCCAGCGCCTTCAGTCTTCACAGGAGCGTTACCGAAACCAGAGAGCATTACTTCCTCTTCAAACGCGCGGTCAGAAGTCTCTACATCATAGATCTCTGCATGCTCGTTCTCGTAGTTTTTATACTCAAGGCCGAAAAGAGCGTTGAGGCCAGGCTCAAGCTCGCGTACTAGTTGGGAACGTGAAATTGCCATTTGTCAGACTCCTTACGATGCCACGCCAGCTACACCCGAACTACCGTAGCTGTGGTTGTTGATCTTCACAACGAGTTGAGCATAAGCGCCCATTTCGTTACCCGGTGCGTCGTACAGGCCGACAATCTTCAGTGTATTTCCTGCTGTGGTGTCAGGAGCGCCATCGGTGGTCATTGCTGACTGGCCGGTGGTTGCGCTACCAGAACCGTAAGCAACACCAACGTTCTCACCAATGTCTGCCTGGGTGATAACGGTGCTGTCTGCCTGGATCAGGAACAGTTGGCTGGGATCGTCAACGATGTCTGCCTGAAGGTCTACCGTGTACGCCGCGTTAGCGATGAATTTGTTGGACCATACCGGCTTGCCCGTAACGGGATCGTCGTAAAAACAGCCGTTGAACACGCCAACTGCTGCTTGAGTTGCTGCACCCAGACGCTGGATATAACCACCCACGAGACGTACCAGGTCGCCCTGATAAATGTTCGTGCCGTAGTCTTCCTTAATCAGGTACCCATACTGCTTTTGCGCTCCAGTGGCAGATAGGTTGCCAAGGGGACGCATACCAAAAGGCTTATTGGTATTTGCCATTTGTGTCTTCCTTAAAAGAAATTAGTCTTCGCCCTTACGAGGGCCGCCGAATGTAACCCTAGACTGTCTCTCCGGCTTAACTACTCGCATCGTGTCGTGCGCGTTTGCTTTCATCAAGTCATTGTCAACAGCCGTAATTTGATCGCCTGCCACTTGGTTGTAGTGCGCTCTGCGTTCCTCGGCAATCTCTTCAGGAATTCTCGCCAACATCACATCGCCTACGCCAATGACGCCAGCGTGGAGTCCGTTTTGGATCGAAGGGACAACGTAGTCGGGATATTCTTCAGCTCGAACCAGTTCATACCCCTCGCGGAGTTTGCCTGCTACGTTCTTGCTGTCGTCATGCCCACCTGCTTGTACTCGAATCCAACGGTGACGATACCCTGAGGGTGCCGGAGGTGCATCTAAATCCGAAGGCCGAACCCATGACTTCTTACGCTCCGTTTTTACGCGGGTCTCAGTCGCACGTGAAGTGCGGTCAATTTTCACTTGATCAGTCATGCTTATCTCCTTACGTACTTAGCGTACTCTTCCAGGGGGACACCTATTTTCCTTGCCATGGCCACTTCGCTAGGTGTTAGCTTAATGGTCCTGCGCCCGTTGGGACTCACGGCAATACCGCGAGTTGCAGGTGCTACGTCCGGGGCGGAGCTGGGGACGGAGGCCTGTTGCTTCTTAAACTTGTGCGGAAATTCCTTTCGGATTCTCCGATTTAACTCATCGTAATACTCATCACTTGACAAGTCAAACCCTTCTTGTTCTAACTGACCGTGGATGGCATATGCCCCATTGGTCATAACCGGGTCCTGGCCAAACCACTCATTCTCCTCGGCCCATGATTCGGCCTTTGAATCAATTTGTGGGGGAGCCTGGCGTTGCTGCGCAGGTGGTTGGTAAGGCGGGGGAGCGGGTTGAGCTTGTGCGGTCTGGGCGGCGTATTGACGCTGTTGTGCCGCTTGACTCAAGCGCTCTTGTTGCAGGATTAACTGAGAAAGCAGTTTTTGAGACTCCACCACCGCTTTGCCGTCTCCCCGTTCTACCGCGTCCTGCAAATTAGCTTCTGCGATAGATAGTTGAGACTCAATTCGACCCTTAGACTCTGCCAAATACCCCATGTCCAAGGACTGCACCCGGCTTTGCATACTGGCTAAATTGGCCTGAACCTGCTTTGCATATTCCAAAGCGGCCTGCTCCCGGCGCTCTGCCTCACGCAGCTTGGCAGTCATCTTGTCCAAGCGTTTCTTAACCCGAGTGCTGTATTCCTCATGCTCTTGGGCTGATTTTGCCGGGGCTTCTTCTGCTTCTGCCGCCTGAATCGGCTTTACAGCAGCATTTCCGTCTTCCGAGATCTCGACTTCGGCGCCCTCATTCCCTTCGCCCAAGTCGAATTCCAGTTGGTCGTTCCCACTGGGAACCTGTATTTCATCTTGCATTTCTTCGTTTTCTGGCATGGTATTTTCTCCTTAAACCATGTGAACAACGTCTTCGGGGTCGGCAATAGTGGCCAAAACCTCGTCATCGTTGAGAATTCGGATCTCTCCACCGTCAATGCTGATGCGCGCACCCGCGTAACGGCCAAAGATGATCCAATCGCCTTTCTTGCACCACGGTCCCTCAGGGAATTTGTCCGTATCCGCATAGGCTAAGGGCCCAGTAGACACGACATACCCACAAACAGTGGCGATTTGCTGCCTTTCGACCGCCTGTTCAGCCAAAACAATGCCGCTTTTGGTCTTTTTAGGGGGTCTAAAGGGCAAAACCACGATCCGCCAGCCAGTAGGCTTGGGAATACGGTCAACAGTGCTCTGATCCATGTTTTCCGGACGCAGACTGTCAATCGCTTCCTCCACTTCCTCCTGCTGTGCAGCTCGTTCCTCTGCCCACTTCTTCTGCAATGCAGTCATTTCTTGTTCAGCCATCATTTCTCCGATATTGCGCGGTATCCACCGCGAAGGTTAGGGTTTGTACTACTCTCTTTCTACTTTATCCAGTAATCGGATGATCTCATCCTCGATTAATTGCAGGGCTTTGACCGTGCCTACCAGCTCGCGGTAGTGCTCCAAGTCTTTTACGCCGCCGTAAATCATTTGCTCGCCGATCTCGTGCTTACGAGATCGGGCAAGTTTCAATACTTTCTCAATAATGTGTTCCATCAGCAGATTTTACAGCCTCGTCCTTTACGGGCGGCGCCGTAACCACGGACCTTGACCATGCCGCCAGACTTGTAGCCTGCTACGTCATAGGCCTCGTACTCACGGGCCTCTTCCGGCACTGATTCGTACATTTCCTTGGCTATTTTTTGCTCTCCACGGGCATTTTTAGCCATGCTAGGAATGATTTTGGCGGCCATACTATTCTCGCCTTCAATTCCAAGGGTCATTCTTTCACGAGATTTTTCTAATTTAGCCTTCTCTTTGGCCGTTGGCTTACGATAAGTGCGGGGCATGTCTTACTCCTAATAGATTTTGGTGGGGATCTTGGCGTCTTTACGCATCACTTCCCGGACAGGGCCCGGGACGCCGCCTGTTTTCATCTTGTTGCTCTTGCCTGCTTTGGTCAAAGCGATCGCAACAGCCTGCTTTTGAGCCTTTTTCTTGCTCGCAGGCTTGCTAGTACCGATTTTCCCGGTCTTTTTGAAGCTACGGACCATCTCCCCGACGTTGGAGGAGATCGTTTTCTGGCTGGAACCTTTTTTAAGGGGCATTTCGCATGTTCCTTTCGGTTTGTTGGAGGCGCATCAAGGCGATATTGGCCTTAGTGTCGGCAATATCCTCGCTTGACGCAATGCGTTGCTGGTCAATTGCTACTTTTTGTTGCATTGCCTGCTGGTCCATAGCGATTTTCTGCTGTTCCAACTGCTGTTTGACCATGTCGTTCTGTGCGCGCTGCGCCAGTTCCTGCTCTTTGAGCTTGACCAACGGGTCAGGAGCGCCTTCACCAGACAGTTGAGCCGAAAGTTGGCGCAACTCGCCCATTCCCTGCGCCACAAGCATTGCCACCATGGCCTCTTTCTGGATATCAGAAACGATTTCACGGTTCTCAGGGCCATATTGCTCAAAAATCTGAGCTTCAACCTGCTCTTCCGCCTTTAACCGCACATGCTCAAGGATGTGCTTAGTCAGATTCATGGCGGCCATTGGGTTAGCTTGGATCACGGGGCTCAAACCTTGCAGTAAATGCGACACGATGTGCGCGTCATGCTGTTGGCCAGCAAAGGCTTTGAGTGATTTCCCATCAATTGCATCAGCATTCTCACTTGCCGGGTCCTTCGGACGAGGATCTTGCGTGTCGTCAGGCTTCAAAAGCATGTCAATGTCTTTGGTTCCCAGCGCTTCGTACATCCGGCGATAGGCTTCGTAGACGTTATGGATCTGCGGCGCGCTCTGGGCCAGCTGCAACTGCGTCTGGGCCATCATCACCCGCTGTGCGGTGGACGAAATGTTGGGATCAGCGACAGGAAGGACGTCTACACGGTCATCAAAGTCGTCTTTGAAGATCTTACGCTCGCCACCAGGCACATCATACGGATATTCCTTGGGCAGATGCTCTGACATGCACTTGGCAAGCAGTTCAAACTCAAGCTTCTGAGCGTAATGCAGCCGCTTGTGGATGCCAGACATGACGTTGGCACCCTTTTCCAAGAGCGCCATGGTCGTACCGACCGCTGCCTGCTGGTTCCCATCACCAACTTGCAAGTCAGCAATGCTCGCCAAGCGTCGGCCACTGTCAATACAGAAACCCATGAGGGTATAGAGCGTCTGGCTCGGCTCTTTGTAGGGTAAAGGCAACAGCGAGGACGCTAGATCTGCGCCGCCAGCGTCAATATCACGCCATTCACCCGGCTGGAGCGGATTGTCGTCATCCGCAATCCGCAGACCACGAGCCTTAAAGCCCGCAGGCAGGTTCGAGAGCGTTCCCGCATCCAGGAGCTGCCTTAAAGCGGAAGTAGCCGCCCGGTTGAGATTACCAATGAGATGTACGAGGCCATAGCCCATACATCCAGGCCCAGGCAGGAACATGTAATGAACATAGTATTGCTTCGGCTGGTAGGTATCGTCTTCCTCGTCCCAGTTACGGTAGATGGACAGAACCTGCCCCGAGTCCTTGTCAACAGTGATGATGTACGGAA